TTCTTGTCCTCAGAAAAGGCCCCGCCACCATATCAGGAAATGTCCTGCCACGCAAGAGCAGTTCGTACCGGATTTCTACGGACGGCCTGTAGTGTATACACGAACACTAAAGGCCGTCAAGTAGGGGTTCCGAAATGCTCGTAGCGAGCGGTTGCGCGGGAGAGTCCTCGCCGGAAAGAAGTGGCAATCATTGCCGGGCCCTCATCTACTCCGTGCGTGGCGTCGTCGTGCAGGCCACCTTAATGGAGCGTCATGGAATCGTCTATAAACCCGATAGGTATTTTCACGAGCCCTTTAAGGGGGGTGCTAGCTCCCGCGGACAAACGTGGCGCGTATGCTGTACCCGCAGGGCTTGGCTAGGCGCCTGGCCTGGGAGAAACTCGGGGTGTGCTTGCCGACCTCGTAGTCCGAGATGAGCGTCTGGCCGATGCCGGCCTGCCCCTCCAGGTCGATCTGCGTGAGTCCGGCATTCAGCCGCATGTCGCGGAGCAGCTTGGGCAGGGACTTCGGGAGGTGGCTGGAAATTCGACGAGTGCGGATTTCCTCACGCTCGATCATTACCCGGGCACCGAACACCGCCGCGATCTTCTCCATTGACTCCAGCGTGGGCTCGCAGCGGCCATCGAGGATCTTGATGACCGTCTCCTTGCGCAGCCCCGCCAGGGCGGAGAGGCGATTCACGCCCATGCCTTCGCGCCACTGCTGGATCATTTGTGCTTCGTATTCCATGCCCCGAGTATACCAGAGACGGCGGACCTCGCCAGTCCCACAATTTCGGAAAGTGGGAAAATTCTCCGTTGAAAAACCGGCACAAAATACTGTGAATTGATACATGCTGAGTCTGTGAGCCCTCCATCGCTACTTGGCACACCCTCCACGCACCAGCCGAAACGCCGTGGGAGTGAGCGATGGACGAGGATCAAGACGTTGCCGTAACCGAACCGGAGGAAGTGGTCGAGACGCCACCCGAGGAGACTCCCGCCGAGGAGACCTCGACCGAAGAGGCGTCACCGTCACTGTTCGACCGCGTCAAGCAGATCTCCGGGCTCGACCTCTCGGGCAAGTATGCGGACGAGGATGAGGCCCTGCGCGGACTGGCTGAAGCCGCGCGCCTGGTGGGCATCCGCAACGAGAAGTCCGAACTGTTCGACCAACTGAACGAAGCGATCAAGGGGCGGGAGCAGGAATTCCAGGAGTGGCTCGCCGGGGAAGAGGCCAAGGCCGCGCCGGTCGTAACCGACAACGGGGAGTTGCCCCGGTCGGTCGATGAGTACCGTCTCCTTCAGGCCCAACTGTTCGACGAGCGGGGGCAGCCACGCAAGGACGCCGACCCGGCCGCCGTCCGCAAGGTTCAGCAGATGAACCGGCGGTTGCAGGAGGTGGCGTACAAGTTGACCGTCGCTCCTGAGGAATTCCTCAAGCCGTACATCGAGCCCCTCAAAGAGGAAATCCTCAAGACCTCGGTGCAGAGCAGTCAGCAGACGATTGCCCAGCAACGCGCCATGGCCGAGATGGAGGCGATCACGAAGGAGCACGCCGACGCACTATACGTGGGCGGGGACCGGACGAAGCTCACGCCGTTCGCTCGCAAGGTCGAGCAGCACTGGCAGCGCCTGACGGGCGCCCTCAAGGCCGAGGCGTCACCCGAGACATACCGCGAGGCGATTGCCCGCGCCCAGATGGAGGTTGCCACGCCGCAGCCAACCCGCAAGCCCGGCAAGGCGGCGATGCGACAACCGGCCGTTGCCGCCCCGACACGGGATGCCGGCGACGAACTGGAGAAGAAATTCCGATTGGCCAACGAGAACAAGCCTGGTGGACTTACCCTGGCTGAGGTTCTGCTGGCCAAGATGCGAGCCAAAGAGAAATAGGCACTGGCTGTTTGTTGGAGGGCGGTTGGTGCTGGTGGCGGGCGGCGGGACACTCCGTGCAAGCGGACCCCGCCCCGCCACTTAAACAAGACACAATCCTCCACACCCTCCACACCCTCCGCTTAACTGAAAGGTAAAACGCGAGTGGAGAGAGTGTAATGACTCTAATCCCCTCTGCCGTTCTTGAGACCTCTACACTCAACAAGTGGCTCAAGACGAAGATCGACCTCCTTTCGAGGAATTCGACTCTTCTGAGCGGTCTCATGGCCAACGGCCGTGTGAGTTACGGGTCGAAGAACTCAGGCAAAGACCTGAGATGGCGGCCCAAGATCAAGCGCCGGACGATCACGGCGGCTGATCCCTACAACGTGCAGATCGAATTTCCGTCCCGCAATATGCGGATGGAAGCGGTCCTCTCCTGGGTTACCTACAACCTGGGCGAGAAGGTCACGAAGCTCGACAAGTTGGCGAACCGGGGCAGTGATGTCCAGTACGCCAACCTCGTGCAGGAAGTCATCGACGGCATCGCCGACGACTTCATGGTTGATTTCGCCACCAAGCTCTACGTGGACGGTGGCGGCACGACGAGCAAGGACTTGATGGGATTCGAGTCCATGTTCTCCGTCAGCGGAACGGTCTCGAACTCCTACGTGGGCAACCCGAACGACACCTATGCCGGCAAGAGCACTGCTCTGGGTGGCCTGGGCGGCGACTGGGACGGCAGCCCCAACGGCTGGCCGGCTGGCTCCGGTGACACGGAGTATTGCGCGTGGAGCCCGATGGTGTGGGACTACACCAACACGCGCTGGGTCACCACAGACGGCTTGACCTCGGCATCGTGGAAGCAAGTCGTGTTCCCGCTCTTGAACGCGGCCACCGCGTACATGGGGCGGTTGCACAAGGCGAGCTTCGACACCTGCCTCATCAACACGGACCTTCTCCGTCAGGCGAAGGACTCGCTCCGTGCGAACGAGCGGGTGGTGCTGACGCCGAAGTCCAAGCTCGTCGATCTCGGCTTCAAGACCATCTCCTACGATGGCCTGGAAATCGCCGACGACTACGACGTGCCGGACCTCACCGGCTACCTGTTCTCCTGGGAGAACATCGAACTGCACTCGATGCAGGATCAACTGGTTGCCTACGAGCGCGACAAGAAGATCGAGACTTCTGACGACCTGTACAGCGCTGACTTTTACGGTCAGATGCGGTTCGAGTCGCCGGCGCTCTTCGGCAAGATCTCCTCCGTGACCACTGGAACCTAGAAAGGAGGACCACCATGAGTCATTCGAGACTTCCTTTCGCCCGTGGTTCCACGATGGCGGATCAGGCGACGACTGGCATCACGCTGGACGCGAACTCCTACATGGGAGTTGCCGGGCAGACCTACGAGGTGCAGGACACGGTCAACGGCACGGGCCAGACCGTTCTCCTCCGCTGCCTCAAGAACGGGTCGAGCGATCTGACCGTCGCCCGCAAGTTCATCGAGTTCTCTACCGCCACGGCCAAGGACTGGGGCCGGGTTGCCGCAGGGTTCGCCGACACGGCGGGTGCGGTGGTGGTGGCGCTCGATGACGCCTACACGGTCGGTCAGGTCATCAAGGCTTATGACCTGTTCTGGACCGTGCAGCGCGGCCCGGTGAAGGTGGCTACCGAAGCCTCGTCCGTGAATCTAGCGGCCGGGGCGGCGGTGGCAACCGACGCCAGTGGTCTCGTCAACGGGGCGGCTGCGGCGAAAGGCGAGTTCGTCGCCGGTCACATCGACGCGGCGAGTACCACCACCAGCGAGGTGGTGTTGATCCACATGGCCGGAAATCTGGCGATGCCAGATCCGGCGGGCTAATTCGTTACGCCTGGTGGCCCCGGGATTTCCCCGGGGCCACCTCTATAGGAACCTATGCAACCACTCCAAATCGAACCGTTTCGTTCCCACGTACTCTCGCACGAACTCCGGGTCGTGCAGGCAGCGCGTACCGTCCTTGAGCGGGCGCTGCGGGACATCGAGCTTGCGGTGAGTTACGCCGCAACGCTGCGAGAGACCGATGGCTGCCAGTGCATCGACTGGAGGCGCATTGACGGCCTGATGGATCAGGTGCGGCAGGAGATCTTCCAAGGGATGCCGTACGGCAGATGCGGATGCAACAGGCAGAAAGACTGCGAGATCTGTGGAGGCAAATCCTGGATCTCCTACCAGAAGTACATGGAAACTATGCGGTTGTTGAAGGAACGCTAGCCAACTCTCCGCACCTCAGCTACGGAGGCGGGGTAACTCCGCTCTGCCGTCTGGAGGTGGTGAATGGGGACGAGACGGTGGTGGTCCTGGCGACTGCGAAGCTGGCGGAGCGGTGCTCGGCCCTGTCGAAGGGCCAGCGAGTACGAGCGTGGGGCAAGCTGCTGGTGAAGCAGTGGAAGGTTGGAGACGGCGGACGGCGGGTTGAACCGCAAGTCCACCTGAGAGAGATCGAGGTGCTGTGATGGATGCGAGTCAGGCGATTCACGGGTTGGCAGTCGAAGACGACACGCTGATCTCGATTCGAGAGACGCTCATCAACGTGATGCGGCAGTTCGGCGGGCCGAAGGGCTTGGCGAACCTCCTCAAGATCGACTTCGACGCGGCGGAGGTCGGCAGCCGGGCGCGGCTCAACGTCGTGCTGGACGTGATTCGCTTGCTGCACAAGTACGGCGCCGAGTTCGACAACCGCCACCAAGCTTCGATGGAGGACATTCAGGCCCAATTCTCCCGCATGATGACCGAGGTACTGGCCCCGGTGATGCGCGAGAACGGGATCCCCGACGATCAGATCTCAGGAGTGATTCGGCGTCTTCACGATGCGGTCTAGCGAGTTGACCAGCGGTAATGGCAATCCGTTTGCCGTGCTAGACGCAGCCTCGGTGCAGCCCATTCAGTCGGAGCGGACGCCCTGGCAGACCTCGCTCATGCGCCTGTTGGAGGCGGCCCACAGCCACGACCTGCAAGGCGTGCTGATGTACCGGGCCCTGCCGCACCTTGAGGATTTCCACCGCGCCACGAATAAGTGGCGGATCGTGGACGGCGGCAACCGTAGCTCGAAGACCTTCTCCTGCATGGCGGAGGCAGCCCGCGCATGGCAGGGGATGGACCCGTACGACAAGTACGTCCGAACGTGCGGCAATGCGCTGGTGGTGGCGAAGGAACTGGACGACGTGCAGCGCCTGTGGCGGACGCTGACCGAATCGTCGTTCAAGATGATCCGGGACGAGTTCACCCGGCTGTGGCGGGCGGTGCGGCCCGACCCCGGCAATCCCCTGCGACTCGATCCCTACGACGCAGCCTACAAGGACAAGTGGCGAGAGGCCCCTCCGCTGCTGCCGCTGAAGAACGTGACGGTGGCCTGGGAGAACGTGGCCAAGGGAATTCCTCGCTACGTCACGATCAAGAGCACGGGCTGGAAGATCCTCTTCCGCTCCTCGAACGGCAAGCCGCCGCAGGGCGACCACTACCACTTCGTCCACATCGACGAGCAGTTGGAGAACCCGGACTTCTACCAGGAGGCCAACCGTGGCCTGGTGGCGATCAGCGAATCGCCGAAGCACTGGCCCAAGGGCGTGTGGTCAGCCACGAGTCAGACCGCGAACCTCCAGTTGTACGAACTGCGCGAAGCAGCCGACAGCGGGAAGTCCTTCGTCGCTGCATTCCACACGACCATCGACCAGAACCCGTTCATCCCCGACGAGGAGAAGCGGTCGTTCTACGAATCGCTCGACGAGGGCGAGCGGGACGTGCGGTACTTCGGCAAGTACGCCATCGCCATCCGGCACATCTACCGGATGTACGACCCGATGGGCGTGCATGGCTACGACCCGATGCCGATCCCACGCGACTGGAGCCGGTGGCTGTTCCTCGATCCGGGGCGCGACCACTGTGCGACGATCCTCGTGGCGGTGGACCCAGAGGAGAAGCACGCTTGGGTGTACGACGCCTTCGACCTCAGGCAGTCGAGCGCCCGCCAGTGGGCCCGGCAGATTGCCGACCGCGAGGACGGCGTGAAGTTCGAGGGCATGGTGATCGACTCGCACGCGGGCAACCAGACGCCCATGTCGTTCGACGAGAAGGTCTCCGAGCAGTATTGGAAAGAACTGCAAGCCGTGAACGTGTCGCCCAAGCAGATGGGGCCACACTTCGGATTCTATCCCGGCACGGCCGACCGCGAAGCCCGCGAAGAGGCGCTGGTGCGGTGGCTGGAGCCGCGCGTCGAAGGCGAGCCGTTCGCCGGACTGCCGGTGCTCAAGGTCTGCAAGGGCGTCTGCCCGGAGTTGGATCGGCAGATCAAGCGGGCATCGACCGACCCGGAGAAGCCAAACCGCCGCATGAGACACAAGCGGATCACGGACGATCTCCTGGACTGCCTGGAGTACGCCGCCGCCTTCAGGCCACGTTACTACACTCCAACAGCCTCCGACACGGACACCGCGAACGACGACTGGGTGTACCAGCGACTTCAGAAGAAGAAGCAACTCGCCCGCGCCAAGCACCTTAGCTAGAAAGCACCAACCATGCAAGAGTACGAAATGCCCGAGGTCACTCCCGGAACTTCAGTGATCGTCTACAGCACGCCGGAACGGTCGAATCCGATCCACGGCACGGTGGTCAAGGTGAAGGCCCGGACGTGCGACATCCACATCGTGACCGAGAACGGGATGGGGATCCTGCGTTCCTGCTACCACGTAGCGGACCCGAAGATCCAGGAACCGGAGATGGCGAACCGGATTCGCGGCGACAAGGACACGGGCGTCTGGGACTTGAGCAACGACGCCAAGATCACGAGGAACATCCTGCGGCAGTTGGCGAACCTCCAGGAGCGGTTGACGCGGCTGGAGATCAAGGCGAGCGAGCCGGACGACGAGCCGGTGGCCCCGGTGAAGAGGCGCTATGGAACTGCTACACGAAGTAACTGAGCTTTGGACGAAGCAGATCGAGGTCTGCAAGCAGGCGAAGCGCTCGCAGTTCGGAGAGACTGCCGAACGGCTGTGGGGATTCCTGGGGAAATCCTACCGCGATCTCGATATTGAGGCCGAGGGGTTGGGCGATGAGATGCCCGACGACATGGGGCCGATGGTGCGGACGAGGATCAACCTCACCCGCGAGTTCGTCTCCCTCATGCTGCCATACGTCCACGAGAAGCTCCCGACCCGGACGGTGCGGTCGAGGATTCCACCGCTGCCGCCCGAGTTGATGATGTTCGCGCCGAAGAGCGGTCCCAAGCCCGAGGACATGCTCCGGGCGTACATCCTCGAATACTGGCTCAACTACCTGCCCAGCGAGTACGACCTGTACCGGGAAGCCCGCACGGCCATCCAGGAAGCCCTGGTGAAGGGCAGAGGGGTCGTCTGGCACGAGATGATCGAGGGGCCCTACGGTCGAATCCCGGCCTCGTTCTTCGACTCCGTGGATGGTCTGCTGATCGACGCGGACTGCCGGCAGATGCGGGACGCCGGGTTCATCATGCGCGAGCGGGTGCGGTCGGTGTGGCGGGTGGCCGAGGACTTCGGGATCGACCCGGACAAGCTCCGTGGGGCCTACCAGAGCCACCTCTCGCAGGCGATGGCCGCCAGGTGGCAACCGCACTACGCGACGGGCGAGTCGGCCCGTGATAAGGACGTGTGCGTCTACTACGAGGTCTGGAGCCGGATGGGGATCGGCCAGAACCTCAAGGGCGCCAGCGAAGAGGTCAAGGCGCTGGGTGCCGCGCTGGAGACGACAGGCCCGCACGTCTGGCTGGCGATCATGCCGGGCATCCCCTACCCGCTGAACCTCGGGGACGAGGAAGCGATGGCCTCGATGAGCGAGGACGAGATCAGGGCTCGGATCGAGTGGCCGATCGCGTTCTACGAGGAGGCGGCGAATCCCTGGCCCGTCTCGTGCCTGGACATCTACCCGAACCCGGATAACCCCTGGGCCACCAGCCCGCTGGAGAGTTGCCTGCCGCTCCAGATCTTCATCGACCGG